GTTATTACTGATGGGAATACTGGTTGGGATACAATTAATGGGCTTATTCGTGCTTTGCAGATTGAGCTTGGTATAACAGCAACAGCAAATAATTTTGGTGCTGGTACAACACGGAAATTTAACGAACGTTATCCGCACGGTGTTAAACAACAAGATGATAGTGATGAGTCGAAAAGTAATGTTTACTCTATTATTCAGGGTGCTTTATGGTGTAAGGGTTATTCGACAAGTAATAATATTACGCAACACTTTTATAGTGGAACGGGGCGTGCTGTTAAAGAGTTGAAGAATGATATGGGTATTGGTGGTGATTCTACAGTCACAATTGATGTAATGAAAGCTCTTCTTTCTATGCAACAGTTTGTTTTACTAAATCGTTACGGTGGTACTGGCGTTGTTAGAATTATTCAACAAACTGTTAATCGAACCTATAAGGATTATACTGGTATCATTCCTTGTGACGGCTTGTATGGTCGAGAAATGAACACTGCACTTATTCAGATTTTACAGTCGTTAGAGGGTTATTCGCCTGATGATGCCACGGGCAATTTTGGACATGGTACACGACGTAATTTGAAAACTATTAGCAGGCAAAACGCTTCTTCCTATGGTAAGTGGGTGTGGTTAGCAAAAGCTGTACTTAATTGTATTAGATATGATTGTCTTCAAAATGAGAATTGGGATGATGATTTTGCTGAGCAACTCACCAAATTCCAGAAAGACTATAAGCTTCCAGTCAGCGGAGCACTTGATGTTAACACGTGGATGTCATTGTTAACTAGTAAAGGCAATCCAGACAGAAAAGCAAAAGCATGCGACACACGTTTTGAAATTACTTCGGAATTACTCAATACTCTTAAACGTGATGGATATGAAATTGTTGGACGTTATTTAACAGGTGGCTCGTTTAAAGAAATCCGTGAAGGTGAGCTGAAACGTATTGTTGACGGAGGCTTGAAATATTTCCCTATTTTCCAAGAAAATGGTCGTAACCTTAGCGACTTTACGTATCAAAAAGGTCTTGAACACGGTAAGAAAGCTAGTGAAGCAGCATTATCTAAAGGCGTACCAGCAACAGTAATCTATTTTGCGGTAGACATGGATATTTATGATTATCAGATTGATAGTAACATTATTCCTTATTTTAAAGGTATTAATGAAACTATTGATTCTCGTTACTCAGTGGGCATTTATGCGTCACGTAATGTGTGTACAAGGATATCTAATGTAGGGTTGTCTGTTTCTAGTTTCGTATCAGATATGTCTACTGGTTTTAGTGGCAATCTGGGATTCCCAATTCCTAAAAACTGGAACTATGATCAATTCCATGAAATCTCAGGATATGGCGGTAAATGGGACTTAGACAAAGTTGCTTACAATGGGAAAATACCAGCCTGTAATAGTGTGCTATCATCTCAGAAATATCAGCAAGACGAAACTCAATTTATTAAATGGGTGACTACAACAGAAAAAGAGTGTTTGAAAGCGTTTGAAGGTATTTTTAACCCATTGATTGCATATCGATTTGCGGTTGGCCAATATATTCTTGAATACCTGCGAAAACCAGAATATTGGGGTGACAAATACTTTGGATTGTGGAGGCTTTACACTCCAGAACCTAATATCGACAAAAACGATATGGAGTCTCGGTCTGTATGTCATGCTGTATGTTCAAAACAGCCTTCTATTAAGGACAAAGTATCAACTATAGATATTGCTCATATGGCTGCTACTGCCTTAGGCTATATTTGCTGGGGAATACCAGAAAATAAAGGTGATTACAGCTTAGGTGATTTAGGTGGATGGTCGTTAGATTTACTACAAATGTTTGGAAATTATAGGAGGGTTGCCAAAGATCAAGATTTATCGGAGTGGTTAAAGGAGCATTTGGGTAGCAAAACTGATGGACAAGGATTTGGTTACGATGACGTGGTTGCAGACGCAGATGCCTATCTCATTGTTTCTTCCATGAAGAAAGATAATAGTGATACAAGGTTTTCAAAATCTATATCACAGCTATATCAGCATAGTAAGCGTGAAAGAATCAAGATGTTTTATCAAGAACGATTTAATTCGTCTAAAGATAATGTCATTAGTGCCTTCAAGAAACTAGCTGATGGTATAGATTTTGGCCCGTTAAAAAATGTAAATAAAGACCTTTTGAAACAAGCTGCTAAAACTGATGTTTTGCCTACGGTGACGGAAGCCAAGATATTAGGTCAAATGTATGCGGAGTTTATGGCAAGCTAATTATCATATTTCTATAGGCAGAAGGAGTTCATAGCATTTTAATGCTGTGAACTCCTTCTTATTTTGAGTTACTTATTGCGGAGTATTAAAATCAACAACTAAAACTAGGAAGGAAAAGAAAGCAAATAATAAGGAGAAGGCAATTATGAGCAGTGTGAAAATGACTGCTACTACTTTTAATGAGATAAGTATGATCTTTATATATATTGGCTTGTTAGTTTGAGGCAGTTTCTTTGTTGATGTAGCGGTAACGATTTTAAGAACTAGTGATATGCCTAAAAGAAGATAGCCTATACAGCAAATGGATAGCGTTAGCGTATTGGATAGGTTAATTTGCTCTGTAGTTGTAGGCTTATGGACTGAGTATATGGGAAGAAAATGCGTAATGTTTCTTTCTTCTAAAATCACTAAAAGTAATGAGAAAACGCCTAATACCCAAAGGATATTTGCTACGGTTTTACATTTTTTCATAACAACTACCTGTAAACTATTTTATTTTAACAATTGTATCACAAGTGTAAGCTTCCCGAAGGGAGGATGAGTCTTGCCAAGAAAACCTAAAAGACCGTGTTCTTATCAAGGCTGTCCGAACCTAACTGACGGCAGGTTTTGTGAGAAACACTTAAAACAAGAGAACCGGCGCTACGAAAAATACGAGCGTCCTTATGATGCTCACAAGCGTTACGGCAGAGCATGGCAGAAAATAAGGGACTCTTATGTGAAAGAGCATCCTTTCTGTGAGCTTTGCTTTAAGAACCATATGCTTGTTCCTGTTGAGCAGGTTCACCATATTAAACCGATTGCTGAAGGCGGAACGCATGAGAGGAATAATCTTATTTCTCTATGCAAATCCTGTCACTCTAAAATTCACGCTAAACGTGGAGATCGCTGGCATAACAAATAACCCACCCCCTAGGGGGGTTTAAATCTCTACGAGCCTACCCCATGGGGAACGGGCGCAGGGTCTCGCGTGCAAAAACAGCGAAATCAAAAGGGCAATAGGCAAAATCAAACATGAAAATTTTTAATAGTTAAAACTCACGTGGGAAGGAGGCGGAAAGTTTGCCTACAAAATCAAATAATATCGGCGGTCGTGGCGGCAGACGCGTAGGTGCCGGGCGTAAAAAGAAAGCGGTTGTTGAAAAAGCGAATGACGGAAACCCCGGTGGCAGGCCTTTAAGCGTGCTTGATATTCCGGAACTTGAAGGTGCTGAAATGCCTCAGCCTCACGAGTTTTTATCCGCCACGCAAAAAGACGGTACTCAGCTTCAGGCTAAAGAAATTTTCGCTGAAACATGGAAGTGGCTAAAAGACATTGGTGTTAGCAGTAAAGTCCCGTCTCCTCTTATTGAACGGTATGCGATGAGCTGTGCTCGTTGGATTCAATGCGAGGAAGTAACCAGTAAACTCGGGTTTCTTTCCAAGCATCCGACTACGGGTAAACCGATACCTTCGCCTTTTATCAATATTGGTATTAACTACATGAATCAGGCGGTCAGGCTTTGGAATGAGATTTTCCAGATTGTGAAAGAAAACTGTTCGACTGAGTTTGATGGCGTTTCACCTCAAAACGATTTAATGGAACGCCTGCTTATTACACGTAAAAAATTATAAGGAGAAAAATTATGATAGAAAAAGTAAACCCGTCGCATGTTGATAAGATTGCTGATCGTATTGCCGGAGCAATTGTTGATCTGGCTTACAAGCTGGACGAGAACCCGAAGATTGCTGTTGAAGTGATGCTCGGGCATAGTAAGTGCGCCGTGTGTATTGAAAGCACGGTGATGTTTAAGTTTAAGAATATTAAAAATATTATCCACCGTTTAAGCCCTGGGAAAGTAAAGATTGATATTACGGTCGTGCCACAGGATAAGCATTTAAGCCAAAACCAAAACGGCATGGTTCGCTCGGGTGATAACGGGATTTTTAAAGGCGTACCACTAACAGGCGAGCAGAAGAAACTCTCGGCTATTGCTCGAAAAGTTTATGAAAAGTATCCGTATGACGGCAAGTATGTTCTTGATGGTGAAAAGCTTATCATCTGCCAGTCTCACGCTAAACGAGAAGACTTATTGAAAGACTATCCGAATGCGTTTGTTAATCCTTTAGGCGACTGGACGGGCGGTATCAACGTGGATACGGGAGCGGTTAACCGAAAACTCGGGTCAGACATGGCTGATTCTGTCACGGGCGGCGGATTGCATGGTAAGGATCTTACGAAAGCTGACGTGTCGGTTAACATTTACGCGTTTTTGAAAGCGCAGGAAACCGGTCGGGTGGTTGAATTTTCTTGCGCTATCGGGGATGAAATGGTTGATGGTAAACCGTATGAGCAGATTGTGAAAATTGCGAAAGACTACATTGACTCGGTGGGTGGTTTTGAAAAGCTGGCTTGCTGGGGTCTTTTCTAACGGGAGAAAAGCTTATGGAAAAAGAAATGCAGTATTATTTGGCTGACGTAAGTGAGCTTATCCCGTATGTGAGAAACGCTCGCACGCACTCTGAGGCGCAAGTATCTCAGATAGCGGCAAGTATTCGCGAGTTTGGTTTCCTTTCCCCAATTCTAGTGGCGGAAGATAATACGATTCTTGCAGGCCATGGCAGGCTTGCCGCGGCATTAAAACTGGGTCTTAAAAAAGTTCCGTGCGTGAAAGAAAATCATTTAACTGAAACACAAAAGCGTGCTTATATTATTGCGGATAATAAGCTTTCACTTAACGCCGGCTGGGACAATGAGCTATTAGCAGTTGAATTGTCGGAGCTGGAAGGAGCTGATTTTAATCTTGATCTTCTCGGGTTTGACGAGGCGGAACTTTCCAGTATTTTTGATGCCGATAAAGACGTAAATGATGATGATTTTGATGTTGAAAAAGAATTGGAAGAACCATGTTTTTCTAAAACAGGTGACATATGGATGCTTGGTAAGCATCGTATTATTTGCGGTGATGCTACTAAGTTAGAAACATATAAGACGCTTCTTGAGAATACTAAAGTGAATCTGGTGGTTACTGATCCGCCTTATAACGTGAACTATGAGGGTGCTGCTGGGAAAATTAAAAACGATAATATGGAGGATGATAAGTTTTACCAGTTTCTTTTTAACTCGTTCGTGAACATGGAGCAGGCGATGGCGGATGATGCGTCTATTTACGTGTTTCATGCTGACACGGAGGGTTTGAATTTTAGAAAAGCATTCCAGGACGCGGGGTTTTATCTTTCAGGTTGTTGTATTTGGAAGAAACCGTCGCTGGTGTTGGGTAGAAGCCCTTACCAGTGGCAGCATGAGCCGTGTTTGTATGGGTGGAAGAAAAAAGGTAAACACAAGTGGTATGCGGGTAGGAAAGAAACTTCAGTTTGGGAGTTTGAAAAGTCTAAGAAAAACGCTGATCATCCAACCATGAAACCAATAGCTCTTTTAGCGTATCCGATTAAAAACTCGAGTATGACGAACTCGCTTGTGTTAGATCCGTTTGCTGGAAGTGGTAGCACGCTTATAGCCTGCGAGCAGACGGGTAGAGTCTGCTACGCTATCGAGCTTGACGAGAAATATTGTGACGTGATTGTGAAACGTTATATTGAGCAGGTTGGAAATGATAAGAGTGTGAAAGTTTTAAGAGGCGGTAAAGAATACTCGTTTACTGAAGTATTTACTAACGAGTAAGACTCGTATTTTATATGAAAAATAGTTTGCAAACGCTTGCTATAAACCTTCTTTAGAGTGATTTATATATGTACCCGAAAAAATCTAAAGGAGGCAAAATGGAATTAAAATACGGGTTAAAAGGAAAAGATAGGCAGCCGCTTATTAAAGCTATAGAGGATTCTACTGGAGTAAAGGCTGTTTACTTAAAAACTCCGAGTATGTCTTACAGGATAGGTGTTTTCAACATTAGTAAAGATGGTACGGTCACGTGTAGTAGTGAAGAGAACTTAGATGATTTAAAAAACATGTTAGATGCTGACTATGGTATAAGTCTTCCAGTCTGCGCGTGTGATGGTACGCAATGTTTTAGTGTTGAGTTTCCTAAAGATAAGGCTG